AAAAAGGGTATAGTATATTTTCACAAGTCTACCACAGTAGGCGAGTAGCTATATAACCTTAACAACAATAACAAAAAAGAGGATAATATATTATGATTACTAAAACTGAAATAATTGAAGATTTAAACATACCAAAAGATAGACCAACAATGGAGAGGTATACTTTTAAGAAAGTAAAAATTACACCTAATGAACTAGCAAAAGAAATTGTTTGGAGTGTGTTAGATAGTGCAGGCTATTGGGAAGAAAATGGTACTTGGAATCATGAAGATATGACTGAAAGAGAAAGACAACAAGTACGAGATATGGTACAGAAACAAGTAGAAAGAGTAAGTAAATTTTTATTAAAATAAAACGAAAGGGCAACAAAATGGACACAAGTATAGAGAATATAATAGGTTTAATATTTTTCTTAATACATATTTTTGAAGGAGTACCTATATGAATAGATGGCTAATAATTTATTTCTTTATTGGAATGATATGGGCATGGGGATTAACTGCAATATTTGTAGTTGTCATGGATTTTAATTCAGAAGTAAAAAGAGAATTTACTGTTGAACAATTCAATAGTGGAATACCTAATGCAATAAACACAGTACAAACAATACCAGTTGAGGTATATAAATTAGAAAGAGAGGAAACAAAATGAGTGGTGTAAAAAATTGGTTAATGGAAATGCAAGAGTACGCAGAATATCTATTAGATGATGAGACAGATTTAGATAGAGCAAGGTTTAGATTTGTTGAGAAGTATGGAGAGAATCAATTAGATATATTTGATAATGCGTATCATTATCAAGAGGAGTATGTCTAATGATGACAATAGTACAAGACTTAAAGTTTGTATATGATAGTACTCAAGATTATATATGGAACTTTGACAAGTGGTTGCGTTGGACTAATAGAGAACATAGAATATATAAAGAGAAAGAATATACTAGAGAAGAGGGTTTAGTTATATTCAATGAACTATATATGAACTTAGATGTTAATAATAAAAGAGAGGTAAAGTAATGAGCATGATAGAACATGATGAGTATCTTGAAAATAAATTTGAACAGTACCAAGAAGAGATAGGTGTTGAGTATGAAAAACATTTTTCAGATAATGAAATATATATCATCAAGCAAATTAGATTGGGTCAACTTGCTATGGATATTATGCGAGAGCAACTAATAGATTTCTTTAATGAGAATCCACTACCAGATGATAAGATACATGAGTATACTATATGTAGTGATGAAGAGATACTTGATAGACTAGATATAGATTTAGGAGGAGTAATATAATGGGTGAGTTAGAAGTAATAAAAAGATTAAGAGCTATCCTTGAGGAGTATAAAAGTGATAAAACAATTCCTCATTCTAGGATAGAACAAGTAATAAAAGATTATGATAGGTCAATGGACGAGTACCTAGATAATCTTTATAAAAATATGACTTGACTTTTATAACTGTAAATGTTATAATATATTGAGAATGACAGTTTAAGCCTTCGTTGACCTTATCAATAGGTACATCAATGGTAAGACATTGTAGTTTTAAATTGAGTGTGGCTACTCAATCATTCTCACAACTACTAATGGAGATTAATTATGCCTGCAAAAGGATTTAGTAAGTTTGACATTGACTTGAAGTATGGACAGATACGAGAAGACAAAGTCAAAGAAATGTTTGGTGATAAAACTATCGAGGTAAAGACAGAAAGAAACTGGTGGAAAAAAACTGGTAACATTGCTATTGAGTATGAGTCAAGAGGAAAGCCTAGTGGTATAGATAAAACTGAGGCTGACTATTGGTTTCAAAGATTAGAACTTGATGAGTCTGGAGAATTTTGTACATTAGTTTTTCCTACCCCTATCTTAAAAAAGATTGTGGATAAGTACAAAGACAAGCTCACTAAAAATGTAGGTGATAACAATACTTCTAAGTGTGTTATGTTGCCGATTAAAAAAATATTTGATAAAGAATTTTATTAACAATGGAAATTAAAAAATTATTTAATAAAGATTTTCAAGAGTTTATGAGTGAATATATATCTTCTTCTTTAAAAGAAAAAGGTATCATGGTACAACGAAGAACACTTAATAAACTATTCAATGAGGTACAAACTTATTGGGTCATGATAAAGAGGGGCGAAAGATTACAAAATTATGGCGACGATAAAAAAAAGACTTGACAAAAAAAATTTATCGTGGTATAATATCTATATAGATTACATAGAGTATTAAAGATATTTAATTGTTATTATAATAATTATAATAATAATATTTAAAATAGAATTTTGTATGAGTAGAAAAGAGTGGTTTAAATTTGTAGAAAAATATAAGATAGACACATGGGTGTTTGTTGTTTTTCTACTTGCGGTATTTGTAATTGGATATTTTTTTTGATTACAGATAATTATATTGTTGACAAATAATTTGTTGTATGGTATAATTCAATTATAATAACATTAATAAATAACATTAGAAGGAGAATAAAACTATGGCTACAATACAAGGCAAGGCTTATTGGGCATCTATTACTAGACCCAATACAACTTTTGACCCCGTTTACCAAATCGATTTAGCGATTGATGACGAGACTGCTGAACAATTTTCAGCAAAGGGTATCACTGTTAAGGAAGATGAACGAGGCAAGGTAGTTAAGTTCAAACGAAGAGTTAATCGTGCTGATGGTACAGATAATCCTGCACCTAAGTTAGTTGACTCAGCTAAAAATCCTATTGATGTATTGGTAGGTAATGGTTCAGATGTAAAGGTTATGTACAAAGAGTACGACTGGAACTACGCTGGTAAATCTGGCGTTGGACTTGACCTACAAGCAGTACAAGTTATCAGCTTGATTCCTTATGGAGAAGAGTTTGATAAGGTTGATGGGTTTGTTGCAACCGATAGTGTAGATGAATTCTAGACTAGATAGGGGGCGACAACAATGGACACTACAAATAATTTTGTAAAGTTCCACGTTTCATGTGGTGCTTGTGGAAGTAGTGATGCAAGATGTATTAATAGAGACGGTAGCTCTTATTGTTTTTCTTGCAAGACTTACTTTAAAGCACCATCTGATTTTGACTTGGACGATTTAGATAATATAGAGGGCGACACAATGACAATACAATCAGTACAACGACAACCAACAGTCATAGAAAATGTTGGAACATTTGGTGCTATCAAAGACCGAGCAATAGCAGAAGATACTGCTAAGAAATATGGTGTTAAGATAGTCAGTAATGGAATGGGACAGATAGATAAACATATCTACCCTTACTATGATACAAAAGGTTCTTTGATTGCTACTAAGACTAGGTATGTAAAGAACAAACAATTTTCAATAACAGGTTCGACTTCGGAGTCTGGATTATTCGGACAACAACTCTTTAGTGGTGGTAAATATGTAACCATAACTGAGGGTGAGGTTGATGCTATGTCTGTATATCAATTACTTGGTAGTAAATATGCAGTAGTTAGTATTAAGAATGGTGTAGCTTCGGCAGTAAAAGATATCAAGAAGAGTTATGATTGGCTTGATAGCTTTGATAATATTGTTATCAACTTTGACAATGATGATGTGGGTAGAGAGGCTAGTGTAAAGGTAGCCGAGTTATTTGCACCATCAAAAGCTAAGATACTAAAACTGCCTGAGGGCTACAAAGATGCGAATGATTTACTAAAGGATAATAAGTATCAAGAGTACATCAAATCGTGGTGGAATGCCCCTGTTTATGCCCCTGACGGCATCATTAAAGGTGAGTCTTTGCTTGATGATGTACTTGCTCCAGTTGTAAGGTCAACTGTTAACTATGGGTGGCAAGGTTTAGATGATATGACCTATGGTATTCGTAGTGGTGAGTTAGTTACATTTACTGCAGGGACAGGACTTGGTAAGACTGCTATCATTAAAGAATTAGTATACAATTTATACAAGAATACAGATTCAATGATTGGTATGATTATGCTTGAGGAAAGTCCTAAGATTACTGCATTAGATATCATGAGTGTTGAAGCTAATCTTCCTTTGCGTAGACCAGACATTCACATTGGTGAAGAAGAGAAGAGAGATTACTTTGATAAGACTATTGGTTCTGGTAGATTTTATTTCTATAAACACTTTGGTTCTAATTCAGTAGATAATATTGTATCACGAGTTAGGTATATGGCTAAGGCTTTAGACTGTAAGTATATTATACTTGACCATGTTAGTATGATTGTATCTTCTCAAGAGTATGGTGATGAGAGAAAAGCACTTGATGAAATCATGACTAAGTTAAGAGTGTTGGTTGAAGAAACAGATATATCTTTATTGATTGTCTCACATCTAAGGAGACCAGATGGTAAGGGACATGAAGAAGGAGCAGCGACTTCTCTATCACAACTTAGAGGTTCAGCCTCTATTGGTCAGCTATCTGATATGGTGATTGGACTTGAGAGAGACGCACAGAATGATGACTTACACATAAGGAATACAACTTGTGTGCGTGTACTTAAGAATAGATTTGTAGGTATGACTGGTCCTGCTACATACTTATATTATGATAAGGATACTGGTAGGCTTAGTGAAACAGAAAAGCCTATGGGTAAAGATGAATTAGATGAACTATAAACGAGGCGACAATAATGAAACGAAGATTGTTTTTAGATATAGAAACACCAATGATAACTGGAGGTACTTTACCAGATAAGATATTTCTTATCGTTTGTAAGGATACTGAGAGCAAACAGTTATTTACATTTACTGAGGATAAGTTTGATGAGTTTAAAACTTTAGTCAGTAGCTACGATGAATTCGTAGGTCATAATATAATTGGTTTTGACGCACCAGTTATATATAAAGTGTTAGCTATTGACCTACATCAAGAGGGTAAGGTAATTGATACTTTAGTTTTGTCTCGATTATTTAATCCTGTTCGAGAGGGTGGACACTCTCTTAAATCGTGGGGAGAAACTTTAAGGTTTGACAAGTTAGACTTCAAAGATTTCTCTGCGTACTCTGATGAGATGCTAACTTACTGTATCAGAGATGTGGAAGTTACGGAGAAAGTTCTTACTTATTTAATAAGAAGACACCCTGACTTTTCAAAAGACGCAATTAGATTAGAACATGATGTATCTAGAATAATTGCAGACCAAGAAAGAAATGGTTTTCTTTTTGATTTAGGTAATGCTCACCTATTATTGGGTCGGCTAAGAGAGAAGATAAACGAAATAGAAATAAAAGTAAAGGAAAGATTTATACCTTTACCTACCTTTATCAGACAAGTTAAACCTCGCTATCGTAAAGATGGCACACTAAGTACGGTTGGACTGAAGAATAGTCTGGGAGAGGGGTGGGAAAAAGCTACTGGAGAATTTTCTCTTATCGAAATGAAAGAGTTTAATCTTGGTAGTCGACAACAGATAGGTAGATATCTACAATACTTTGGGTGGAAACCTACAAAGTTTACTGACAAAGGTCATGTGATTGTAGATGAAAAAGTTCTGGAAGGGATTAAAGATATACCTGAAGCAGAACTTATTAAAGAGTTTCTACTACTGCAAAAACGAATTGCTCAAGTTGAATCTTGGGTAGAGGCAGTAGCAGATGACGGGAGAGTACACGGAAGAGTGATAACCAATGGTGCTATCACTGGTAGAATGAGTCACCAGTCGCCCAACATGGCTCAAGTTCCTGCAGTGTATTCTCCCTACGGAACAGAATGCAGAGGACTATGGGTAGTTCCTGAAGGCTACAAATTAGTGGGAGTAGATGCTTCAGGACTTGAATTAAGAATACTTTCCCACTACATGAACGATAAGGAATATATAGATGCTATCATTAATGGAGATATACACACTACAAATCAAAATCTTGCTGGGCTTAGCACAAGAGACCAAGCAAAGACTTTCATCTATGCCTTCATATATGGGGCAGGCGATGAAAAACTCGGAACTATCGTTGGAGGGAATAGAAATGATGGGAAAAAGATTAAAGAAAGATTTCTCAGAGGTACTCCTGCCCTTGCAAACTTTAGACAAAGAGTGGGAAAAGCTACTGGAAAAGGTTGGCTCAGAGCTATCGACGGAAGAAGACTCATCATCAGAAACAGACACTCCGCCGTCAACACCTTAATACAAGGTGGTGGTGCTATCGTAATGAAGAAAGCACTGGTCTTACTTGATGATTACATAAGACAAAATAAGATAGATGCTAGACCAGTTGCAAATGTTCACGATGAATTTCAGTATGAGGTTTACGAAGAACAAGCAGATGACTTTGGTAAACTAGCAGTCAACTCAATAGTAAATGCAGGTGTCGAACTTGGTATTCGATGTCCTTTAAATGGAGAATATAAAAGTGGAAACAACTGGCAAGAAACACACTAAGACTTTAGATACTTTAGTTGAAGATATTAATAGTGTATTAACAGACATATCATCAGGAATTAAACCTGATGTAAAAGAAGAACAGTTAGATAAGTTCTTAAACAATACTAAGTTAGCTTTACTTGATTGGCTTGAGCCTCGTAAGAGTTCAGGTAAAGGTTTAAGAATGTCTGTGATTGGTAGACCTGCTCGACAACTTTGGTATGATAATCATATCGAAAGAGAGACAGAAATACATGACCCTTCTACCCAATTAAAATTTTTATATGGTCATATACTAGAACATTTACTTTTATTCTTGGTTGAATTATCAGGACACGAAGTAACTGCACAACAAAAGAAAGTTCTTGTTGAAGATGTTAATGGTCATATGGATTGTAAGATTGACGGAGAAGTTGTTGATGTTAAGTCAGCTTCACCAATGTCATTTAAGAAATTTAAGAATGGTACTTTATATGAAGATGACCCATTCGGATATGTTGCCCAACTCGCAGGGTATGAACACAACGAACCAAGTAATAATGGTGGGTTGTTTGCAGTAAATAAATCATCAGGTGAGATTGCATTGTTTAGACCTGATGAACTAATGAAACCAAATGCAGAAAAATTAATTAAAGATTTAAAGGAGAAACTAAAAGCTAATGAACCACCTGAGAAATGTTATCAACCGATTCCTCACGATAAGACTGGAAACTTCAAGCTTCCTATTGGGTGTGTGTACTGTCCTCATAAGTTTATTTGTCATGGGGATTCTAATGACGGCGACGGACTTAGAGTATTTAAATATGCAAACACAAATATATTCATGACAACGGTAGTTAACAAACCTAAAGTTGAAGAGATAACAGAAAGGTATAAGTAATGTATTTTATAATCACGGCAATGTTATTCTTTAGTAGTACTGACCAAGTTATATATACTCAGTATGATAAAGCTACATTCGATTCTTCCAACACTTGTCAAGAATTTTTGTTCCAGAATAAGGTACAGTTATTAAAAGAACTTTTTGCAGAGCATAATAAGAATGATGATATGAAAGGATTTGAATTCTTTTGTGAAAATAGATATATAATATTAGAGGATGTTCACTTATGAATCGAAAAAAAATAAAAGTATTAAGAAGAAAAGCTAAAAAGATATTAGTAGAATGGTTGAAGTCTTTACTTCCTGAAGAAGAACAAGACAAAGTTAATGTCAATAATATCTTACAGCTAATGCCAAAGCAAACTCATTATATAAATGAGTTCCAATTATACTTAAGTGCTTGGTCATTTAAATGGGTAATGAAAAAATTAAAAAGAAATCCAGAGTGGACTTTTGAAGAAATAAATAATAGTGCTGGCCCAAGTAAGAGACAGCTAAGAAGACAGAAGATGATTGACGATGGTCCAATACCGCTCTAAATTTGAGAAGACAGTTGTCTCTGGTCTTCGCAAGAAAAAAATAAAATATAAGTATGAAGAGTATGTTGTTAAGTTTATTCAACCTGCTGTTGATAGAACATATCTTCCTGATTTATATTTTCCAAAGACAGACATCTTCGTAGAATTGAAAGGTGTTTTAAAATTAGAAGACAGAAAAAAACATTTGTGGATACAAGACCAAACAGATTATGATATTCGTTTTTGTTTCATGAATGCAAATAATAAAATAAGAAAAGGTTCAAAGACAAGCTATATTAATTGGTGTGAAGCTAATGATTTTTTATGGTGCGAAAAAGAAATACCTTTAGATTGGATGAAGTAATGAAGATAACTAAAGAAAATGCATACATTATATTAACACCTAATACACCAGGCAAAGGTGATGTAGGATTAGAAATGATAAACTATACTGATGACCCTAGTATAGATACATTAACTTATGGAATTAGATGGTTAGTCACAGAAAATCCAGAGTTGATTTATTATATAGGAGCAAGAGAAATGGAATACGAAGTAATAAAAAAAATAAAGAAAGGAACTAAACCAAATGACAATGAACCGAGTTTACACTGATGATAAAATTATAGAGATAGTAGATAAAGTAAGAGATATTGTTTCTATAGATAGAGAAAACACACATGGAAATAAAAAGATTAATCATGATAACATTGCAAAGATGTGGTCAGCATATCTTGACCAAGAGATTAAAGGACTTGATGTTGCATTAATGATGGTGTTATTAAAGACTGCACGAACAAAAGCAGGAAACCATAACCCAGATGATTATATAGATATGGCAGGATATAGTGTCATAGCAGGAGAATTAGCGGAAGGAGAAAATAACAATGACTAATACCAACTATCTACCAACAACTTATCAACAATTTATTCATGCATCTAGGTATGCAAGATTTATAGATGAAGAAAAGAGAAGAGAAAGTTGGGATGAAACTGTGAGTAGATACTTTAATTTTATGGAGGAACATTTAAAAGAAACTCATAAGTATACTTTAACAAAAGAATTAAGACAACAACTAGAAGAACAAGTATTAAGTCTAGGTGTCATGCCATCAATGAGGTCTTTAATGACTGCAGGAAATGCTCTTAAAAGAGACCATACATCAGGATATAACTGTAGTTATCTTCCTATTAATGATGTTAGAAGTTTTGATGAAATTATGTACATTCTTATGTGCGGAACTGGTGTAGGATTTTCTGTTGAGAGAGATTATGTAGAAGAGTTACCAATCATAGCTGAAGAATTTGAGGATAGTGATACTGTTGTTGTAGTACAAGATAGCAGAACTGGTTGGGCAAAATCTTTAAGAGAATTACTTGCCATGCTTTATAGTGGTCAAGTACCAAAGATAGATGTAACAAGAATAAGACCTGCAGGTGCAAGACTTAAAACATTTGGTGGCCGTGCAAGTGGGCCTCAACCTCTTGTAGATTTATTTGACTTTGCGATTACAACATTTAAAAACGCCGCAGGTAGAAAACTTGACGCTCTTGAGTGTCATGATTTAGTTTGTAAGATAGGAGAAGTTGTAGTTGTAGGTGGTGTTCGTAGGTCAGCTTTAATATCACTTAGTAATATACAAGATGATAGACTTCGTAATGCTAAGAGTGGACAATGGTGGTTAACTGACCCACAAAGAGCATTATCAAATAACTCTGCTTGTTATTCTCGTACACCAGACATGGCTTTATATATGTCTGAATGGAAATCTCTTTATGATAGTAAGTCAGGTGAGAGAGGAATCTTTAATAGACAAGCCGCCAAAGATAAAGCATCAGAGAATGGTCGTCGTGATAGTGAACATGAATTTGGAACTAATCCTTGTTCAGAAATTATACTTAGACCTTATCAATTCTGTAATTTAACTGAGGTAGTTGTTCGTGCTTCTGATACAGAGAAATCTTTAAAAGAGAAAATTAGATTGGCAACAATACTTGGAACATTTCAATCAACTCTTACTGATTTTAAATACATTAGAAAGATATGGAAACAAAATACGGAAGATGAAAGACTACTAGGTGTATCACTAACTGGTATTATGGATTCAACTTTAACAAACAATCCACAAAAGAATTTTCTTTCTGGATTAAAACAAGTTGCTATTGATACTAATAAAGAGTTAGCAAAGAAACTAAAGATACCACAATCTACAGCTATTACTTGTGTAAAACCTAGCGGTACAGTAAGTCAATTAGTTGATAGTGCTTCTGGAATTCATACAAGACACAGTCCTTATTATATTAGAACTGTTAGGTGTGATAAGAAAGACCCTCTTACACAGTTGATGATGGATAAAGGAATACCTAACGAACCTGATATAACTAAACCAGATTCTGTTACAGTATTTTCTTTTCCTACTGCTTCTCCAAAGAATTCTATTACTAGACATTCAATGGGAGCTATAGAACAATTAAAAATGTGGAAGACATATCAAGATGAATGGTGTGAGCACAAACCTTCTTGTACAGTAAGTGTAAAGGAAGAGGAGTGGATGTCTGTTGGAGCTTGGGTGTATGAAAACTTTGATAAAATATCTGGCATAAGTTTTCTTCCGTATACAGACCATGTATATAAACAAGCTCCTTACCAAGATATAACAAGAGAAGAATATCTTGAATGGAAAAAGAAAATGCCACAGACTATAGATTTTTCTTTACTAAAGGATTATGAATCTGAAGATAACACAACAGGTTCTCAAGAACTCGCATGTACTGGCGGAGTTTGTGAGTTAGTTGATGTATCTGCTCCTCAAGAGGATTAGTATATGAAAAAGAAAGTTATAAAAGAAGGAGTGATTGCTAGTTATAGTGTACTAGTGAACACTAAAGGAGAGTTGATATCCGAAGTGTCAACTCTTCCTGAAGATAAATCAGATATAATTAATGGTACATTTAAAAGAAGTGAAGAAGAAAAACATTTCTATCTTCAACTTGTAAAAGAACTTAAGATAAAGTTTGGTGAGGTAGAGAAGTGGATACAAAAATATATTACTTCTATAAACTAAATGAAAAATTTACTTTATAAAATTTTTCTAGAAGGTTGGAATTTTAACCCACCACCTGAGAAAATAGATAAAGCAATTATTATTTTATTATTATTGGTATTACTATTATGAAAGCATTTGTATACGGAACATTAAAAAAAGGAAAGAGACTTCATTCTATTATTGAAGATGCAACCTTTATAGGAACACACGAAACTAAACAATCTTTTGATATAAAAGATTATGCTAATGGTGCTTTCCCTATTATTTTTTTACCTAAAGATGATGGTTATAAAATAAAAGGTGAGGTATATGATTTGGATAAACAAACTATGAGTTATGTTTGGAGTTTAGAAACAGGTGCAGGATATTCTCCTGTTGAAATAGATGTGGGTGAGCATACCGCAGTTGCTTTTATATATCCACAACTTGCTGAGCATTCATCAGTAAGTGTTACTGATAATTATATAGTTACTAATAATAATATTAAAGAGTGGACTGGAGGGTGACGAGGTGTGGTATATAGCAGTCGTTGCTGTGTTCATTGACTTTGGTTTACCCTTACACAGTGCATATTTAGCAGAATACTTTTCTACTGAAGCATCTTGTGTAGAATATTTAAGTCAAAACTCTGACTTCTTATATAAGAGTGTGACAGAAGAGTTTCCTCAATATGAAAATGAAGGAAACTCTTATAATCTTGAGAGTATAACTCTCTCTTGTAAGTATTATAGTCCTTTAATAGATGCTTAATTACTTCTTAACTAAACTTCCACCAAAATATAATCCGATAATTGCAGACACTAAGTTAGTATCTAAAGGTGTAATCACGATACCTTTATGTGCCATAGGAACCCATTGCATTACATCTTTACCTTCTAAGAATAAGAAACCTGGTTTCCATTCTGTGTAACCAACGATGACATGAGCATCAGGTGTAACTAGTGGTAAAATTTTTGGTAAAACTACAATGGCAAATACAGCAGTCAATGCTATGATTCTTCTTGTCCATTGAAATCCTACATTATCGTATTCTCTAGCTTCTTTAAAAGCTGCAGTTTGTACCTCTGCTCTTTGTATGAGCATCTTCTGTTCAGCTTGTTTAGCCTTTATACTTTGTGACCATATACTCATAATTCCACCAAGCACGGTAGAACCAAGCATTGTTATCATTTCAAATGGCATACTATAATCCTAGTTTAGATTTAATCTTAGCGATTAATTTTTTTATTTTCTTTATCATTTTTTCTCCTTTTTAGGGGGGTGCTATGGTATTAGACACCTCCGATTTGTTAATCCTCGTGCATCCTAGAGCGTTTTTTTTGTCTAGAATGCACTAAAAATTCCTCCTGCCCCAAACACGAGGTTATTTTATTTTAATTGTCTTACTCTTCTTTTCTTCAGGAAGATTAAGTTTCATCTTAACTAAAAGGATACCGTCTTTAAACTCTGCATCCTTTACTTCAAGATGTTCTGCAAGAGTCCATCGTCTAGTGAAAGCTCTCTTGGCTATTCCTTTATGAAGGAAACTTTCTTCCTCATCTTTAGTCTCCTTAGAAGCTGAGACAGTTAAGACATCTTCTTTAACTTCAACATCGATATCATCTTTAGTGAATCCTGCTAAAGCCATTTCCAATTCATAACCATCAGTACCAATCTTACGAATATTGTAAGGTGGGTAACTCGGTGCTTCAAAGTTTGACATTGAAGACAGTTGGTCAAAGATAGAATCAAAGCCGACTGTTAAGTTTTTAAATGGGTCTGCATTAAATACCAGACCTCTTGTTGTAGGTATATTCATAATTAACTCCTTTCATTAAGCAAGTTATTGTTGTTGTTGTCTTTAAGAAGCTATACCTTAAGCCTTCTTAAATCTTTTTTTGTCTAGCAATCCACCCTTTTTAAAGCTAAGCCCAATACTAGTACTAATCTTTCCATCTTCATTAATAGTTATTTTTGGCTTTGCATCTAGATAGTTATCTCCTACAAAACCTGTAACATCTGTTCCTATTCCTATATTAAATCCTTCTTCAGTATTATAACCTCCTACAACATTTAGACCATCTGTCCAACCACCAACTTGTGTCCAACCACTCATTGGTGTATTAGTATAATTAGCTCCCCAACCTGTCTTATATGATGTTTCTATTCCAACATTACTATTATCTAAATTATAAGAAGCTTCTGTAGAAGTCATGTCTGTGTGATAACCTGCTTTAATTGAAGTATCACTATCAGTAAAGTTTCCTTCTTTTACACTACTAAATGGAGTTACACTTTCGAGACCAAGTGTCCCAAAATTACCTGCAATATCCCAACCAGTCTCAATTCCACCAACATATCCTTCGTTAGTTACAGTAGCATATGTACCAATAGGGTCATAACTAATATCGGCAGGGCTTAAATTAGAGTATGTTTTCCACCCTAAAAATTCTGGAGTATAATTTTTTTTATCTTTTTTTTCTTCCTCGACACCTATTTTAGAAGTCTTTGCAGTAGTACCTATATGAGGATTTGCTGGAGTTTTACTTACTCCAAAATCAGGTTGACTTGCATCTGCTCCTCCACCCTTTCCCTGATTAGAACTACTAGAACTACTAGAACTACTAGAACTACTAGAACTACCTTGGTCAGCTCCACCTCCGTGTGGGTTGCCACCTTGCGATGAACTACTTTTACTTTTACTTTTACCTCTTCCTCTATCTCTTGGAGGATAAGCACGAATACCAGACTTAGTCATTTCTCCTGTTCCACCTGCTTTCTTTAACATGTCCGCTTCGTTAGGAGTAATGTAAGCAAGTTGATGTCCTTTAGGAGCAGTAGCATTTAAAACATTAGCCATTTGTTTTTGTATAGCAATACTAGTTTCTGTAGGTTTTACCATAGCTCCCCCTAAATTCATCTCTGGTCTTTTAACTGGGGTTATTACTTTTTCTTTTGTTGGTTTTTTAACTGGCACTACATTAGGACCTAGAACTTTATTAACATAATTCAAAGTTTCTTCAGGTAAACTATTTCTTTTAATCCCCTCTTTATCAATCCAGTAACCTTTTTTCTTAAACCTTGTGTACCTTGAAGGGCCAAAGTTGTAGGCGGCAACAGCATCTCTTTCATTTCCATAATGTTTAACTAATCCTTTTATATATGAAGTTCCAAACTCAATATTTTTTTCTGGATTTTTTAAATCTTCTTCAGTTAAAGGAATAAAATTTTTCTCACTTATCTTTTTTCCTTTGTTATCTATAATATATCCTGGATAAGCACTAGCAGTTCCTGGCATAATCTGCATTAATCCTATAGCTCCTTTATCTGAGGGAGGAGTATTTGGATTAGAACTACTTTCAACTTCAATAATTCTTTGGATTAAAGGGTCATCAGACCAAACACGAAAACCATCTTCATACCCTCCACTATTATATCCCTTCCTTCCTAAGAATTCTGCAAATGTAAATCGTGGATTACCTCTTTGATTTGAAGTAGAGTATTTTCCTACGTCTGAACTTTCAGTGTTCTTTAAACCATATGCTTTATTGCCCACTTGAAAGAACTGGGATAAAAGTTTCTTTGTTGACATTGGGTTATCGTACCACATATTAAACCTTCTTTATCATTACTGCACTACCATTTATTTTATAACTACTAGGAATTTTAGATATTTCAAATCCATCTCCTAGTATTGATTTTATATAATCTAGTAGTTCATTTATTTTAAATCCTTTTTGAAAAGTTTCGTTGTCACCTTTCTTCATAACAAAACCATCATTCAATTTTCTTAATGGGTTTCCTTCTATTATAGGTCTAGTATTTATAATTGCTACTCCATCATCAGCTAATAATTTTCCAATATTTTTTACAACCTCTGCTCTATTAGATGGATTAGGAATAACATTTAATACAGCATGACTTATAATAGCTTTAAATTTATTTTTACCTTCTACTTCTATTAAAGTTTTTTCATTTTTATATTCAGGTACTTTTCCTTTATAAGTAATGTTATTGTGTTTATAAGAAAGAGCTTCTAAATCTTTATTTGCTTTTGCAAATGGTTCAAAACTTTTTGTCTTACCTAATTTTTCTAAAACTCTAGAGCCTAATCCTAAACCAGAACCATAATCTAATATATCTATGTTTTCAAAATTTCTAAAGTTAATTCCTTTTTCTTCTAAGAAAGGAACATACTTCTCATAAGTTGCTACTGTATTTTTTATCTGAGTAGCTCCAGGATTAATTTTTTTCGTAGCTACTTTAGTAACTCCTTTAGTTGATGCTTTACTTATAGCTTTACCAACTAACCCTCCTAAAGCAAAACCTATTTCTGAACCAGAACCAAAACCTAAAGGAATACCAAAACCTAAATCAAAATCAGGATTTAATGGGAAATCTCTTTCCTCTACAGGGTCATAGTTAAACCACCATAGTTCTTCAGGAAAAGCATTCTCCATCATTCTTCTATATTCAGGAGGTATCATCCAAAGATTTGTGTTTTCCATCCACTCTAAACCTATATCTGCCAAAGGCCTACCTGATGCTACTTCTTTAGGTAAACTGAAAAGACTTGTTATAGTTTCAGCACCAGGAAAAAAGTTAAGAGGTTCTCTAGGATTATAAGTAGCATAACTATATACATTACCAGCTAACCATCCTGGATTACCTGACAACATAATACCATCAGCTAGAGCATCTTGTGGTGATGAATCTTCCCATTGAAATCCAGTCTTAACCCATCTTCTAAGTTGATGTAAAGCTGTAAATACAGGTATAGTCATTAACATTTTTACTGCTAATCTAGCTTCACCATTTTCTATTCTTTGTAGTAGTGCATTTGTTTGAGAAGACTTTGCTTGTGCCCAAGAACTAAACTGTCCTAATAATCTTAATGTAGGATTTTTTGATTGAGTAAATAACATTCTATTTCCAACAGCAGGAATGATAGCATCTCTATCCATAGCAACTCTTCCTGAATATGACATTAATCTACTTCCTAAAGTATCTGCCTTTGCTTCTTTCCAGTTTTTAAAAGTACCAAACTTTAGAATCTCATTTAGATTAGTAATTCTACCATCAGCATCAGTCTTAGCTATACCCATCTTTATAGCTCTATCATATAATCTTCTAGCCTTTCTACCTACAATATTCACATAAGGTAGAGCAGCCAATTCTCCTAAACTTCTTCCATTAACTTCTGTAAATCTTACAATATCTCTAGCAAGATTTAAACCATCAATAGCTCCAAAGTTAAAAGCAGTTCTTCTTCCTAATTCAGTAACATCTTGTAAACCTACAAGTTTAAAAAAATGTTCATTACCTTTAGATAAAGCTCTTAATAAAAGGTTTGGGTCACCTTCTTCAATAAAAGCACTAGAAGATAATTCTCTTAAAGCTTTCTTTGCTACATTATCATGATGTAAATATAAAACATCTGCTGGTTGGTCTGTAATCTTACGAGGTTTAGTAGTAAAAGGAAGTCTTCTTGGCATATTAACAGTAGCTGCTGTTCCTTGCATCCAAGTTTTAAAGTAATAACTATTTTGGAATGTTTGAACAATATCACCAAGGTTTGCTAATGAGACTGTACCCATTAATCTTGTGTTAGTTAAGAAAGAAACAAGAGCTGCAGTAGTTCTTTGAATTCTACCTGCCTCAGTTCCATGTCTACCAAAGTAAGCATGAACTCCATCTATCATAGCTCTTATATCATTCTGTTCTCCTTTAGAAGTATTTATAAATCCTTGGTTTAAATACTGCTTACGCAAATTATCTTTTAAACGTATTAAACCTTCTCCATTTTTTCCAAATACTTTAGAAAATTCTACAGATTTTGTACTTTTATTTACCATATTTAAAAGAACTGCTGATACATCATTTACAAAATATTTACTTAAAGGCCCTTCTACTAAATCATAACTACCTTGTAACATTCTATCTAGTTCTACATGTTCAAGAATGTCAGTACTAGTACTTTTTGGAAGGATTTTCAGATGTTCTTGTATAGGTGTTTTAAAAGTAAGAGTAGCATGTCCTTTTTTATCTACTCCTTGTGTTATTAAATTCTCATAATCATTTTTCATAACACCATGATAATACTTTGTAGCTGCTCCTTTAAAATCTGATAATTTTTTATTGTACTTCTTACCTTTATTTTTTATATCAGACCTAAAATTTTTCTTAGCTTTATTATATAAAACTTTTTGTATATCTTTTATAAATTGTTCTTTATTCTTTGAAATAAAAACTTTGTTATGAACACGAGGAAAATAATTTTCTATTATTTCTTTAGGTGATATACCACCTTGTATTAAATAATTCTTATGTACTTCTAAAAATTGATTAATTCTTTTAGATAAAGCTTGAGAATCTTTTACAATAGTTGTACCATTTACTTTATCTAAATTTTTTAATTCTTTTAATGTAGTTGTTCTAAAAGTTTTTCCTCCATCGTCAGTAAGAGTTATAATACTTTTACTTTTTGTTCCTCCTCTAACAAGAGACATTGCAATTTGTTGAATCTGTGGACTATTATAAGCGATATCATCAATAACACCCACCATTTTATCATCTCCAAATAATAAGACTTTAAAATTATCTAGTGCTTTACCTGCATTTTGTTCTACACTTGATGTCCCACCTTTATAACTCTGAAATAGAAGATTAGAAAATCTTCCCATGACAGACCCTCTACCTTCTAATCTTGTAGCAAGAGTCATACCTGACCAAGTTTTTAATTTCCACATTCCGTAATGAGCGTGTTCTCTAATAGCTTTACCAAAAACATTATCAGCTACTTTTTTAGGTAAATACTTCGGACCTTGAATAAGTAGACGATAACCACCCATAAGCATAGCTCCACCTATAGCCCAGTTAAGCATGTCTTCGTTATCATCTCCAGCGAGGACACCAAACATTCCACCAACCACTCCTCCAAAAGTAGGATAAACAGTGGATGCAAGAATACCTCTTATAACTTTATCACTTAAAGCAGCAGCTCCTCCTTTAGCATATAGTTGTTTAGTTATTTCTCCTATATACTCTCCACCTGCAGATGTTAAAGCTTTTATAGCATTATCATATTCATCAGCTACTTGACTCTGTAATGTTTTTTGTGCTTTAGATAATTCTACTCTACGATTTATAAGTAAATCTTTCTTTTTTAAACCAGTATCTTTAAAATTTTCTATCCATTTTTTTTCTAACTTAGTTTTCTTATCAACTAAGCTATCAAGAGTTTTATAATTTTTTAAAGTAGGTTTAAAATTTTTAATTTGTTTTGAAAGTTGATTAAAAGTTTTAGTGTCTGTTTTAGCATCATCAAATAATTTTAACATTCTTTGATATCTTTGAAACTCAAGAGTATTATCTTGTAGTGCTTGTATCGCAGCTTTTACTGAAGGTGTTGTAGCTATCTTTTGAATCTTATCTAAAGATAAATTTGAAGTAATATTTCTTTCATCTATTTTATTTATAGCAGCTTTTATCACATCATCAGATATAGCTTTATTAGAAAACAAAGTAGGGAATGCTTTATTAAGACCCATTCTTCCTGCAGTTCCTATACCTGGGATAGCAGCGCTTAAGGCAGCTCCTAAACCTACTGATGTTCCCCACATTTTTGGGTCAATCCTACCTTCTTGGTCAAGCATTCTTATAGCCATGTCAGCACCAGCAGTTGCTCCTCCTAATCCAGCTAAAGCACTTCCTGATTGTAACATAGATTTCCCATACTGTCCAGACTTCCAAGCTAATGAACCAGCTTTATAAGCTTTACCTCCCCAACCAATCCAAGGAATCCAAAGAATAGGGTCAGCCATAATTGTAGCCATCTGTCCGCCTATTACAGCGATATCACTATCATATTTTCCATCTTTAAATTCAGGAAACTCTTCCCAAACTTCTTGCATATGTTGATTCCAGGCATCTCTACTTCTTTCTTCATAAGTATCTCCTGTAGTTCCCCAGCCTGTAGCAGCAGTAAAGAATCTATAAGCACTACCAAGAGTCATGCTTTCTTTTGCCATACCATACTGTGCTTTTCTTGTTTCATCTGGTGCATCACCAACAAAAGAAGAAACATTAGATGGTTGTTGAGATGAATAACTAGGAATAGTAAGAGTATTCTTTTGTCCTAACCATTCCTCATATTCTGAATCAGTATCAGGAGTAGTAGGAGTAGTAGGAATAGTAAGAGTACTCTTTTGTCCTAACCATTCCTCATATTCTGAAGATGTTTGTTGAATATTATCTGTCATGATTATTTTTAAGCAATATCAAAGTTACTTAAATTAGTTGATAAAATTGATTTAGCAGTTTGGTCTGGAGTATTATCAGTTACTTTCTGAAGTTCAATTGAGTAAACTTTATAACCATACTCATTAGTATTTTCTACTACAACTGGTTTATATGTATCTCCTTCTACTGTATTAAATTCTTGATTTATATCTATAGTTTTAGTTCCATCTTTAAATTTTGTAGCATTAATATCATTAACAGATACTTTTTTATTATTAAAAGTTTCTATAAATTTATTAGAAAGTAATCCTATACCTGATAACTCAGTGAGAGTATCCCAGTTTTGTCCAACTCCCATCCAAGGAGAACCTATCTTTTTAGTATTGGAATTGTAACTATACTTTTTATATGTTCCATCCTTATCTTCATCTATATACATTGGTGTATCTGCTGGAATAGTTTGTTTCTTTCCATCAATACTAACGACTATACTACCATCTGCATTTTGTTTTACAAGCTTAGGAATTGAAGTAGAGTTAATTACTTGCTCTTCTGGAATAATTTCCTCTTCCTCTACTAATGGAGCTTGCTCTTCCTCTACTAATAGAGGTTGCTCTTCCTCTACTAATGGAGCTTCCTCTTCCTCTACTAATGGAGCTTGTTCTTCCTCTTTACTTTTACTAAATAAATCTGTTAAAAGATTTGAAGAGGCAACTGCCATCATATTATTAAATGCATTACTAACATCACCATAATTAATAGGGTCCCAAATCTTTGCCCTATTCTCTTTCTGCCACTTTGCCGCAAGGTCTATTTCTAATTCATTTTGGAGAGCACTAAAAGCTGATACTACAGCAATACCTGCATCTATATCTTCTTGTGTAGCTAAAGATATTTTACCATCTTCTTGTACAGTAACGAGTGTATCATGTAATTTTTCTAAAGATTTATTATCAATTACATTTTGAGGAATTATTATTGGTCTTACCTTAAAAGAATCTGCCCAGAATTTAAAGTTATCTACTTCAAATCGTACAGTTCTTCTATTAATATGTTGAATAGTCATATCTTTTACTGCATTTCCTGTCGCCAACGATTGGAAAGTCTCTAATGCGCTATCTGGGGTAAGCGTAGGAGCAAGATATATCTGTGTATAAAGTGCATCAAAAGAGTTTTTCATAAGAGGAAGTACTTGTTTATAATACTCCATTCCTAAAGGACTCATTCCTATCACTACTTTCTTACCCATAGACAGTTGTTCTTTATCATACTCAAATAAAGCATCCAATTCTTCTTGTGGCATATTTAAACTTCTTAGCATTATTTCCCTGATATTTGCATAGTCCTTTTCCGCAGACATTCCTGGCATTTGCCAAGCTAACCACTTATTCCAAGTTTCATCTAATCCAGGTACACTATCAATAAAAGCAGTAAAGTTTTCTTTTACTTCTTTAGAATTAAGATTAAAGCCTTCAATAGTACTTTCCACCTCTTCTGGTGTTTTATTCCAACTCCATTCAGTAGGAATTTCTCTATACTCTTTTAATTTATCTAGAGCATTGTTATTTCCTGTGCTTAAATCATCTTGAAGAGCTGCAAGAATCTTTGTTTCAGAAGCATTTTCTTTACCTAACCACCCACGAATTCTTTCTGTTAGAGGGCCTTGTAAATCTTCTGCTTTTACCATAGCTTCATTATATTTTGTTTGGTCAAAAAATTCTCCCCACTTAGGAGCAACAGGTTCACTTAATCCTTTATATACATATTGTCCCTTTTCATTTTCTTCTACTTGACCTGAATAAAACTCTATAATTTTATTTCTAGAATCTTCATTACTTAACTCAGACCAACTAACACCATCATTTAAAGCTAACTGTTCAGCTATTTGAGTTTTAGTTGCATTACTACCTAAAGATTTAAGAGAGTTATTTATTTTATCATATCTATCTACTTCACTATAAAATCTATTTTCAGCTTGTCCATGTCTATTTACAGCAGTCATATAATCAAGTTTAAACTGCTCCATAATACGTTCACCTACATCATTAATTCTATCTGGTCTTGCTTTCTGGTCATCAACCAGCATACTAGAAAAAACATTAAGTGCATCTTTAGCTATATTACCCATATTATACCTCTTCCTTTTCTTCTTCTATTCCTGCTTCTTCTGCAGTAGGCAACTCTTTTACTTTTGATAATAAAGAAGGAGCTACACTAGTACGTCTTATTTGTTCTGGTTTTAATTTATTAAATTTCATAGACTCATCCATATATGTTTCAGTATCTTCTTCTGAAGGTTCATCTGAATCTTCTCCTTCATAAATAACTGGTTCTATTCCTGCTTGTTCTGCCATTGCAATTAAAAGATACATGACTGGTTCAATTAATAATAACATTAAATCAGGATTAATCTTTCCTTTAGATACAGAAGTATAAAGAAGTACTTGAGCTATTTCTGTAATAGGTGTTTTATCTAGAAATTTTATTAATAGTTCAATATATCTATCTCTATCTTCTCCAAGTTGTACAAATAAATCTTCCATGAAAGGTTGAACTTCTGTATACTCAGGAGGAGTTTCCCAAGGATACTTTTGTTCTGGACTAGTAGTTAATGATTCTCCTGGAGTAGGAGCATCAAACGGATTAATTGAAGTACCATCTTTTAGAGGTATCATTCCTGCAGCTTCAGGTTGAGCCTGTTGGTTTAGTTGTGCAGGTATGTTTACGTTTTCTTCTTCCATGATTTTTTATCCTTTAGTAAATTATCCAGAGGATGCTCTGGTAAATTAAATTTTTGTTTTCTTTCTTTTTCTTTTTTTTGCTTGAGTTCTTCAAAATCGAATTCAAGCTGTTTCTCTAATTTATCTTCTTCTTTTGAATTTGCCATACATATATATTATACCATATTATATAAGAATTGTCAATAGTTAATATTAACTAGTGATTAGTTTAGCAGAGGATTACTTGACTGTACTTTTAATTCCTGTATAAGTGCCTCAACATAAGAAATACCTGCAGAATTAATTTTTATTTCAGCTTCTAACTTTTGTATTTTTTCTTTTAAAATACCTATCTCTGTATTCAAAGTTTCTTTTAAAAGACTTACTTCAGTATTTAAAGATTTATTAACTTCTTTTATTTCTTTATGGACTTCAGATAAATCTACAGTTTGATTTACGACAAATTTTTTATTTTCAATAACATCTAATCTTTGATTAAACGTACCCCAAGTATAAAAACCACCACCAATGGCAGATACTAATGCGATTAGCATTCCAATAGTTTGTAATTTAGATATCATTCCTTGCATTTAATAACTCCTTAAATTTTAAATATGCTTTTAATGTTTTATCTTTAGCTTTTATAAGTTCAACTTCATACTGTGCAACTGGGTCTGTACTTGATAAAGCTGGTTGTGTATTATAAATATCTTTATTATAGCTAGCTAAATTTATATGCCCATTAAAAAAATTCATATCACCACTAGGTAATTGTCTTGTATCAAATAAACCAGCATTCATATTAAAATAACTAGACATATCTGGTTGACTATCTGTCATTTCTTTAGCAACTATTTCATTTACTGCATTTAAAGTTAATTCTATTCTTTGCATTTCATTTGAAATTTTACCTTGAATAACTTTTTCTAATGCTGCAATTTTAATATCTAAATCAACTTCCACGCTTTTTCCAGTGGCTGGGCCTGAAGTTCCTGATTCTTCTGATGCAGCTC